CCGAGTTTATCGTCGATCTTCCAATATTTCCGTTCGCTTGCGTCAAGGGTCCGGTGGTCAAGATCATACCGCAGGTCGTCTGGCCGCCGGGCGGTGGACGGCCCACCGTCAACCAGATCCCGAAGATGATGTGGACCCGGGTGTCGCCGTTCGATCTGTGGTGGACACCCGGCGTTGCTGACATCTCAAGCGCCAACGTCATCGAAAAATCCCGCCTAACCCGCGCCGAGATCAACGATCTGCTCGACCTGCCCGGTTACGATCAGGCCGAGGTGCGCGCCGTGCTCACCGAATACGGCCGCGGCGGCCTCTACGACAGCTGGGACACCACCGACGCCGAGCGCGCCGTCCTCGAAAGCCGCGAAAACCCGGCATGGAACCGGTCCGGCCTCATCACCCAGATGGAGTTTCACGGCAACGTGCAGGGCGAGATCCTCCAGGACTACGGCATGCCGGGCGTGACCGATCCGATCCGGGACTATCATATCGACGCCTACTGCATCGGCTCGCACGTCATCAAGGCCAACCTGTCGCCGTCGCCGCGCGCGCGGCACAATTACTTCATCACCAGTTTCGAAAAGGTGCCCGGCACCCCGGTCGGCAACGGCCTGACCGATATGATCAGCGATCTCCAGGATGTCGCCAACGCGACGCTGCGCTCGCTCGTCAACAACCTCTCCATTTCCTCGGGTCCGCAGGCCATCATCAACGATGACCGCTGCCGGCCCGAGGAGAACACCGACGAGCTGTTCCCGTGGAAGCGCTGGCACGTCACCAACGATCCGGTCGGCAACAACGCGAAGCCGCCGGTCGAGTTCTTCCAGCCGCAGTCGAACGCCCAGGATCTGCTGACCGTCTTCAAGGCTTTCGTCGATCTCTCGGACGACGTCTCCGCGATCCCGAAATATGTCGGCGGCGAAGCCTCGGGCGGCGCCGGCCGCACGGCCTCCGGCCTTGCCATGCTGATGGGCAACGCCAGCAAGATCCTGCAGACGGTTGCTGCCAATATCGACCGCGACATCTTCGAGGTCGCGCTGCAGCAGCTCGCCGACCTGATCCTGCTCTCCGATACGACCGGCATCCTGACCGGCGAGGAGAACATCTCGGTCCAGGGTGTGAACGTTGCCGTCCAGCGCGAGACGCAGCGCCAGAGGCAGCTCGAGTTCCTCCAGCACACCAACAACCCGACCGACATGCAGATCATGGGCATCGCCGGACGCGGCGCCGTGCTGCGCGCGGTGTCACAGACCATCGGGCTCGACGGCGAAGAGGTGGTGCCGGACGATGCCGCACTCCAGAAGCTGCAACAGGGGCAGCAACAGGGCGGCCAGCAGCAGCCAATCGTCGAGCAGGTCGATAAGGGCATCCAGGCCGGCGTCGAGCTCGGCACCCAGAAGATCGTGGCGGAACTCACGGCTGCCTTCCTTGCCTCGCACGCCCAACTGCCGTCGGATCAAGGCGCCGGCGCGCCAGGCGGCCCAGGCGGCGCGCCGGGAGCACCGCCGACGGCGGCGCCTTCCATCGGCCAGGCAGCCGCGCAGGCGCAGGGCAGCCAGCCGACACCGATGTCCAATGCACAGGCTCAGCCGGCCAACGTGGTCGGCAACCAGCCGCAATCGGGATTGCCGGGCGCAAGGCTGGCGCCGATCAGCGGGGGGCCGGGATGATGGAACGTGACATGACCGAGCGCGAGCAAGCGCTCATGATCGCCAACATGTGGCTCGACTTCAAAATGAATTCGCTCACGCAGATGGTGCACGGTGATCCTGATTGCGATGCCTGTGTGCTGGCGCGGCAATTCATTCGCGCGACGGATGAGATCGCGGCCCTGCGGAAAGAACTGGCCGGCAACAGATAATCGGGACGTGATGGGTGTTCGCCTTCGGGCGCCGCCAGAATACGTCGAGCTCGAAGCGTTATCCATGACATCCCGTCTGGTTTGGAACTCTATCGTCAAGAATGAGAGCAGGATCATCGGACGCGCTCTCGCGTCCCTGTTGCCTCACATCGACGGCGCCGTCGTCGCCGACACCGGATCGACCGACGATACCGTCGAGCTGATCCGACGGGCGTTCGCGGCCGCCGGCAAGCCCGTCGAGCTGCACACGATACCGTTTACGGACTTCTCCCAGGCCCGCAACGAGGCTTTGCGTCTCGCGCGCGCCAGCAAGTTGCCATTCGATTACATTTTGTTGTCGGATGCGGACATGGAGCTTCGTGTCCACGATCCTTGCTGGTCCAGCGCCCTCGCCGGTCAATCTTACGACATGCGCCAGACCGGCGGGGCCCTTACTTACACCAACCGCCGTCTGGTCAAGCGCGATGCGGAAGGCGGTTATGTCGGGGTGACCCACGAATACGTCGATATCGCCTCGGCTGGTGTCGTCGCCGACGCTGATTTTATTGATCACGCTGACGGCGCCAATCGGCCGGACAAATTCGCGCGCGACATAGCGCTGCTCACAGCCGCGCTGGCGGTAGAGACACGTCCGGGGCTCATCGAGCGCTACCATTTCTATCTGGCGCAGTCCTATTTCGACAGCGGCGATTTCGAACAGGCGATTACCTGCTATCGCAAGCGTGTGGCGCTGGGCGGCTTCCATGAGGAGTGCTGGTTCGCGCAGCGGCAGCTGGCCATGTGCCATCTGCGTCTTGGACGGACGGCCGAGTTCGTTGCCGAGGCGCTGCGCGCTTACGAGATGCGCCCGCACCGATCCGAAAGCTTGTACGACCTTGCTTCGTTCTATCGGCACAAGGGCGAGAATTTCACCAGCTTGCTGTTTTCGGAAAGCGGAATGGAACTGCCTTATCCGAAGGACGAGATGCTGTTCGTCAACGATTGGATCCATCGGTTCGGCCTGCGGGAAGAGTTCGCCATTTGCGCTTACTATTACAAGAGCAAGCGCAGGAAGGGCGCGCAGGTTGTCAACGCTCTGGCGCTCGAGGGCTCGGAACAGGCCCGGACCAACCTTTTCTGGTACCTGGAGAAGCTTAATGTGCGTGTGCCATCGTTCACGCCGCAGCGCATTGCCTTCACGCCGGAGCCTGGTTGGGTGGCGATGAACCCGTCGGTGATCGAGCACGAGGGCCAACCGCTGTTCCTGGTGCGCACCGTCAACTATGCGATTACGGATGACGGCCGCTACGTCATCGGTGATGATTACGAGATTTCGCCCAGCAACCCCATCCGCACGCGCAACTTTCTCGTATCCGAGGCAGGCAGCCAGGAGATCCTGCTGCCACCGGATTTTCCTCTGCTCTACGGCATGGTGCTGGGTTTCGAGGATGCACGGCTGTTCCGGTGGAAAAATTCGCTGTGGACGCTCTCAACCGTGCGGCAGGCAACCCCCGAGGGTTGGTGCGAGCAGGTGCTTGCGGAGATCGTCACAGCGGGCGGCGGTCGCCGTGCGCTGGGCGGATGGAAGCCGATCCTGCCGAAGGAACGCCGTCACGAGAAGAATTGGATGCCTTGGGTTGTCGATGACGAGCTGTCGTTCGTCTATCGGCTCGGCAGCATGGTCGCCATCAACGGCGAGATTACGCGGACAGGCGATCCGATGATCGATGTTTCGAGCATCAGCGGCTCCTCGCAAGTCGTCCAAGTTGCGCCGAATACGTATTTGGCGGTCGTTCACGAGGCGAGGTTCATTCCTGGCCGGCCTACGCGATATTATCAGCATCGCTTCGTTTCTTTCGATCGCCATGGCAATCTTACGAAAATCTCGCCGCCGTTCGTCTTTCATGACCGCACCGTGGAATTCTGCGCAGGCCTGGCGTATTTCCCGGCTGCGGACCGGCTGCTGCTGAGCTACGGTGTGCGTGATTGCGAAGCCTGGATGGCCTGGGTGGATCTTGACGATGTGATCTCCTTTCTGGAGGACAGCGCATGATCCGCGCCGTGACAGCCTATGTGCCGATCGAGGGACATCCGCGGACTAAGCAGGAGTATCGCCGGCTGGGCGGCAAGCTTGAGGAAGCGATCAGCGATCGGCTGATGATCATCGCGTCGAACGTGAAGTCGTGCTGGTTGCACAAGTGGCTTCAGGATTTTGATGATGTTTCCTTGGCTGGCGCTCGCTCTTTTACTTGGTCAACGGCCGATAATCCGCCCAAGAATTCATTGGAGTATCATATTGTTCAGGCCCAGAAGACTTACTGGCTGCTGGAAGCGATGTGGACGGATCCGCGCCCGGATGTATTCGTCTGGATCGATTACGGAATATTCAGCCTTCCTGGCGTGACGGCGGAGATTATTGCTGATTTCCTGGAGCGGGCGAAGACGGAAACGGCGATCGCCATTCCTGGCTGCTGGGAAAAAGACAGGTACGAATACGACGATCGCTGGCCGTGCTGGAGATTTTGCGGTGGATTGATGGTCGTGCCGCGCGAGCATGTCCAAACGTTCCATTATGCCATGAGCCGTGAATGCGAACTCTGGATCTGCAAGACCAGGAATGTGAGCTGGGACGTCAACACTCTTGCCAGGGTCGAGCAAAATTATCCGGAGCTTCCGATCCGGTGGTATAAAGCCAATCACGACGGTTCGATATTTGCCAATTATCGTGCGGCAGAGAGAGCCGATGGAATACGAGAGCTTGAGAGCAGGCTTTCGTGAACAAGAGGAGACGATCATGCCAACATTTGCTGTGCGCAGCCGGACCATTCATCCGCTGGAGGACACGACTGTCGATGCAGAGACGCGCGAGGGTGCTATCGACCAGCTTGTGAAGACCGCTACAGCTGCGGGCGACACGATCCAGATCCTGACCGTTGCCGAAATGCCGCCAGCAGCGCCGCCGCCGCCGTAAGAGGGAGCATCCGCCGATGGCCAGGAAAACGTACGAAGGCTCGAAAGCGGACATCCGTGAGGATGTGCGTGGCGCCAGGAAGATGGGTGTCACAATGAAGGCGTATGAGCGTTCCGCCAAGGATAAGGCCGAGGACAAGC